AAATAATTTATTTAAGTATAAAAAAAATGAATCATTTATTTTAGATAAAATAGACACGTCAGATAAAGCATATTTTTTAGGGTTTTTATTAGCAGATGGATATATTGGGGAAAATAATCATGTAGAACTTGGAGTAGCAATTAAAGATAGAATTATATTAGAATATATTTCTAATATAATAAACTCAAACATACATGATGATTATACTTTTGATAAAAAGAAAAGACGATTCCCAAGAGCTAGAACTAAGAAAAAAATAAATGATATTACTAAATTTACAGGAGGAAGACTTAAACCAGATAGGCATTACCCTAGAGTAAAAGACGAATTTGAAAAATATCTTTTATTGGGATTTTTTGATGGGGATGGATGTGTTACTTTTGGAAGAAGGAAAGATAGAAATAGATTATGGCAAAAAGTGTCATTTACATCTTCTCTTTCTTTATTAGAAGGAATTCAAAAATTCTTAATACGTAAATTAGATATATCAACTGTTTTAAGACCTAAAAAAAATAAAAATTGTTATGTACTTGAAATTTCGAATAAAAAAAATGTTATTAAAATTCTTGATTTTATTTATTTAGATACAAATATTGTATTAAAAAGAAAATACAATAAATACAAAGCACTGCGTCTTGAATTGGAAGAAAACGGTGAAACTATCTAAAAGATACAATACCGTGCCGAGTCTACAGAGTAGGAAGGTGTAGAGACTACTGGGTTTTATGCAAATAAAAATAATACCAGTTCAGCCTCCAAGTATGTGTATATTCACATATAAGATATAGTCCGAATAGGGTGCTTTAATGCTATCAATTCCGTCAAGTCATCCAGATTTAGAAGATTTTATAAACATAAAAAAAGATTTAACTAAAGTAACTAAAGCCAACATATCAGTTATGTTTTATGATGATTTTTTAAATGCTGTTAAAAATAATAAAGAGTACGAATTAAAATTTACTGTAGAAGATACTGGAGAGGTTATATCTAAAGTAATTAATGCAAAAGATTTATTTTATAAATTTGCAAAATCTAATTGGGATAATGCAGAACCTGGTGCATTATATTGGGATAGAATAAAGAATTATAATTTATTAAGTGAAGATATGGAATTTGAATTTGTAGGAGTTAATCCATAAAGTGTATGTGGATTTAAAACCTTCTCTGATTGACTTGGAATGTTTAATATAAAACGACAGGGCGGAACTGAATCATTTATAACAAGATGATTAATCAGACCGTGAGAGACTAAGCGAGAAGGGTACAGATAATAATGATAACTCCGAATATTATTATCAAATAAGTATATGCGATAGTCCACACACACAATGGAAATATATTGATTACCATTGTGTGGAAGGTGCAGAAGAACCATTACCAGCAGGAGGAAGTTGTTTACTGTCTAGTTTTAATTTATCAGAATTTGTAATTAATCCATTCACTAATGAAGCTGAATTTGATTATGACGATTTTGAGAAAGCAGTTAAAACAGCAACTATAGCTATGAATGAAGTTTTAGATGAAGGATTACCTTTACATCCTTTAAAAGAGCAAAGAGAATCTGTAACAAATTGGAGGCAAATTGGGATTGGTATTATGGGTTTACAGGATATGTTTATTAAATTAAATATTGTTTACGGAAGTGATGAATCTTTAGAAATTAGTGATAAAATATCTAAAATGATGTTTAATTCTGCGGCTCAACAATCTAGTTTGTTAGCTAAAGAATATGGTACTTATCCAAAATATAAAAAAGATGCAATTTTATCATCTGAATTTCTTAAAGTTAATGCTACACTAGAAACTTTAGATCTTATAAAAAAATATGGATTACGTAATTCACAATTACTTACTATAGCTCCTACAGGAAGTTTATCTACAATGTTAGGAATAACAGGAGGTTTAGAACCACTATTTTTAATAAGCTATAATAGGAAAACCGAAACTCTTAATAATGGTAAAGATACTTTTTATAAAATATTTACTCCTATTGCAAGAGAATATATGGAATTATATAATATTAAAAACGAAGAAGATTTACCAAAAGATTTATTTGTAACAGCTAACGAATTAAATTATATTAAAAGAATAAAAATGCAAGCTACTTGGCAAACTCACATAGACGCCAGTATATCATCAACAGTAAATGTTAAAAACGATTTTACAGTAGAAGATACTGTTGATTTATATTTAAAAGCTTGGAAATATGGGTTAAAAGGAATTACTATTTTTAGAGATGGATGTGCAAGATCTGGAATATTAAGTAGTAATGGTGATTCAAGCAAAATTGATATAGGCGAATATTCAGCTAGTCAACTACAAGTATTAATGGATAAACAAATAATGAAAGAATTAACTGAAAATCCTAATAAATGTCCTAAGTGTGGTGGCAAAATGATAAATACTGGCGGATGCTCAGAATGTTTAGATTGTGGATATTCCCCATGTGCGATTTAAAATAATAACAATATAAGAAGATTAATTTTAACTGGAAGGAGGTTTAATGAAAGAAATTATAAAGAAGAAATAACTGACTAAAAACTAAATGAAATACAATTAATTCATAAAAGGAGGAACAATATGTACGATAATTACGATACCATAATTACTAGAACAAAACCAACAGTCCATGTGACAAGATATAATGATATGATCGATGATACAGAATATACAAGTGAAAACGAAAACGATATGCATTATACTAAAAAAGATGGTGGCTTATATTGTATAGACACTAATGGTTATTCAACTTTATCAATGTGTAAAATAATGAGAATGGAATTTGTAGAAATACCTTGGCAACCTAAAGTTGGTGAAAAATATTACTGTATTGATAAGACTGAAGATGATGGATTCTTTTTAGAAACATTCACTAATGAACCTTTTGATTTTATGATGATATCAAGAGGCAAAGTCTATAGAACTGAAAAAGAAGTTTTAGAAGAAATTAATAAATTAGGGTGGTAAAGTAAGGAGGAATCAAATGAATGATAAATTATTAACAAAACAACAACGTGATGTAATCTTATATGCTTTTAGATATGCAGTTGGTAGAAAAGATGCTACGATTCAACCAGTTATGAAAGAAATTAACTCAAATATAGTGTCATTTAATAATTGGGATCTAAAAGAATTTGTGTTAGAGATAGACAAAAGTATTGAATTTTTTGAAAGAATAATCGAGGGCAGCAAACATGAGCACGAGTGGAAAATCAAAGAATTGGATGATATTAGAACTCATTTCTTTAATGTAATGGCAGATAGATATTAGGAGGATAGAATAAAATGGGAATAGATGATGCAATTAAAGCAAAGGTAAAATTGGATTTTTCAAAAGAAATCAATGTAAAGATAAAATTACACAGCAAATATGTTTCATTATTAAGAAAAGGTGATTTGATTGATTTAAATTATTGTGGACTTATGATTGATAAAGTAGCTGAAGAATACGATATAAAGTATTACGAAGGTGATATTTTTAGAGTTAGTTTAGGCGTGTCAATGCAATTACCAGAAGGTAAAATGGCAGAGATATTCGCTAGAAGTTCTACTCAAGATAAATTTCATGTTATGTTAACTAATGCTGTTGGTCAAATAGAAAATTTATATAATGGCAGTGGAGATTTATGGATGGCTGAACTTATAGCAACTGACTGTGGTGAAATGAAATTAGGAGACAGAATCTTACAATTTAAAATTACTGATGTTATGCCAGAAGTTGTATTTGAGATAGTTGATAATTTAGATAATAATAATGATAGAGGTGGATTTGGATCAACAGGGAAATAATAGAATTACAAATGTGCTTATATTATATTAAATGTAAGTACGTTTGTAAAAGGAGGTATAATGAAAACAAAAATTATAAAAATTGAAGCTGACTGGAAAGATATAAAAAATGTTAGTAGAACAACTGTAAATAAACAATATTCAGAAAAAGAAGCCACTGAGAATTTTAAAAAAGCTATGTTATTAGCAGAACATAGTCCTATTAGATTAATAAATATACGTTGGAAATGGATTGGAATTAAATCATGGATAGCCACACATTTTTCAAGACATAAATTCGAGTGTTTTATTTCTACTCAAAGAAATGATAGAACAAATATAAATAGAGATAAATCTCCTCAAGATACACCCGTAAATATGGATAATTCGGCTAATGCACAACATTTAATTGATGTTTGTAAAAAAAGATTATGTCATATGTCACATGATGAAACTAGATATTTAGCAGAAGATTTAAAAATGTCTTTATTAATTAGTGAGAAAGAATTATCAAATGTTTTAGTACCTAATTGTATTTATAGAAATGGATGTCCAGAATTTCAAACTTGCAATTATTTTGCACATTTGTTAAAAACCGATCCTAAATGTGGTTCTTATAATATTCAAGAAAGATATAATGCTTATAATAAAATATTTATATCTGAATTTAAAAATGAGGTGGAGTAATATATGGCAAAAAATAATATATTAAAATTAAAACTATCTATTCCACCTTCAATAAATAATAATTATATGAAACCTCGTGCATTTATGAATAAAGGTAGACCGATGGCTATGATGTATGAATCAAAAGTTGCTAAAGATTTTAAAAAGTATATGATAAAAATTATAAAAGAAGAAGTTATAAAACAAAATTTCAAACCTATTATGGGTAAATTTACAAGACTTGAATGGACTTGGTATTTTGGAAGAGTTAATTCCGACACAAATAATGTAATAAAAGTACCCATAGATTCAGTTACAGAATCTGGGATAATATGGGAAGATGATAACATATCTGTTAATACTGATGTTAGAATTTATTATGATTCTAAAAATCCTAGAGTTGAAATTGAATTATTTTATGAAGATTGGATAGGAATATTTGATACTGAAGAAATTTATAATAACTTTTTAGAAAACAATTGTAATAAGTGCTCAAGAGGTATAAAAGGGAATTGTTCAATTCATAAAAAAGCTATTGAAAGTAGAATTCAAGAAGAAATAAATATGGATACTTTAATATGTAGTAAGTTAAAACCTAAAAAATAAAAAAAAATAAGAGTACAAGGATTTTATTTATCCAAGTACTCTTTTTTTTACAGATTTTTCTGTTGTCTGTCAACGATTGTGAGCCCGTATGTCCCACGTGAATTTTATAAAAAATATAATCTTAATATAACGCTATCTTATTAAAATGTAACAACGCTGGCGTTAAATTACAAGTATGTTGCGTTACACCGTAATTATATAATATAACAATTATTTTGTTACATTATCTTTTTTGTCTTTTAAAACTATATTATTAAAATCAGAAATTCCATTACTAGTGAAACTAATCGAAATCGCACTTAATACATATAAAACAATATCCCAATACATAAAAGTACCACCATGTAAATTAACTATAATTAATAATATAAATGCTATTAATGCACTATAATATTTAGTTTTTAATTTAGAAATATAAGGTAATTCTTTTGTAAATTCAACTACCATAAAAACTGATGCTACGAATGTACTAAATGCTACTAACATACTCCATGAAACAAAACTTTCAAACATAATTATCTCTCCTCTTTTATTTATCCTATTTTACTATTCTTACTTAGTAAGAATCCTTTTAATGTTATAGCTCTCACTTATGGTAGAGACTCACCTTTTAACTTACAAACTTACTATTACTGTTTTAGTTTTCTCATCATATCGCACATCGAGTCCTAGAAACCGAAGATTATTTGCATTCAAATAAACGTGGTCTTCAAGGCTCAAAACGTCCATCTCAGCGTCTTTCCCTAAAAAATTGAATTTTTGCTTGGTAATTAAAATCCCCATTTTATCGACATCTTCATTCATTTTCTCACCTACATTAAATT